TACAGTATTATTATCGATTTAACTTCGTATTTAGTTTGTAATAAAGTGGATAATTTATTAATAAGTAAAAAATAGTTTTGTAGTATTCCGCGACTTCTCTCTACTCGCAATTATTCGATAATTAACTTTAACGAGTTAATCAGAGCGAATATTGCAGCGACTAGTAGCGACAAGTAACCTAGTTGACCTGTTATAGCGAACATAAAAAGTAAGCTGATATTAGTACATAGTACAGAAGCGAATGGTAAGTAAGATAAGAACTTTCTCATAGTAATAGTTTATTTAATTAGTTTACAGTTATATTATCCACATGTAGTCGTATTAACTTTGTATAGTTAATTCACGACAGAACGCAGGAATATTATTTGAATTAGTATAAGATTTATATTTCTTGAAACAATTCATAGAATCGAATCGAGTTTTATATTTATTATATACTTCATCATGATTATATGATACTGTTTCGTTCTTCTTATTCTTGAATGTTATTATAGTATTAGTACCGATTAATGATTGACGAATAACGAAACGATTTGTAGTAATTGAATTAGTAATAGATTTTGTCATAATAATTTATTTTAATTTAGTTTTAATTTATTTTAATTACAATTATATTATCTATATATAGTCGTATTTAGTTTGTATAAATATAATAAATATATATATATAAAGATCGGCATATATAAGATCGCATATATGATGGAAATGATGGGGGTGGGGGTGGCCAAATGGATTTGACTTTGATAAAGGGGGGTGGTGGGTGAGGGAAGGGGGGCTACACTAAATCCCTATATTTGCAATACGGAAAACTATGACAATAGCCTATATAAAGGTACTAGTAACTAGCTAATGTCACACTGTAAATAATTCTAGAACAATGTGATTATAATGGAGTAACGTAAAAAAGAAGTTATGGCATATTCACAATCACCCATTAATTTCGGAGTAGGAACAGGAAGCTCTCCATTAAATAAAAACGGAGATCCAAAGAAAGAAAAGAAGAAGGACACGGAGGTTAAATCAACCGATCTATCTTTAGAGAACGTAACGTATGGTGTAGATTCTGATTCTCTAACAACCAGTGGAACTACGTATTATGACATTATGGGGAATAAGATTGAACAGGATATAGATGAAGGGCAGCTTAGCGAAATTAAAACGCAGAGATTTAGAAGCCCTGTAGCCGCTGATAGACGTTTTGTTACTTATACATCGGATAGTGGTGAAACGGCAGATTTGTACTTATCTCCACCTCACGACAAACCAGGTCACCCAGGAGCGAAAAAATCATCAAAATAAATAATAGTCATGGCATATTCACAATCACCAATGAACTTCGGGATAGGTACTGGCAGTTCGCCATTGAATAAGAATGGAAAAGATAAACACCCACCAGCTAGTCATCACGAAAAGAAAAAAAATACGTATGTAACCGAAGATGATAGTAACAGAGAGAAAATAAACGATCTAGAAGATCGAATAGAGTTCTTACAAAGTGATATGGCAGAAGCTAAAGCACCCGCTAAGAAAGCATCGTTAAGAAATCAAATTGCAAAACTTCGAGATCAATTAGCTAAACTACAAAAGCAAGGATAATGGGATTTAAACTAGGTAAATTTGATTTTGGTAATGGGAAAGCATCCGGTAGTAATACACCGCCTTCCCTTCCTGGTATAGAAGCTAGTGGTGAAGAATCTCCATTATCTAAAAGACGAAGAGGAAAAGGTAGTGGTTTAGTTAGAAATGTAGGAAGAAACAAAAACTGGCAAAAATACAGAGGTGGTAAGTTAAAGTATAAAACATCTGGCAGTGGTGTTGATTTACCTACTATATGGAGTAAAAAGAAGAGAAAAAAGTTTAAATCTAAAGTTACAGATGCTTTCACTACAACAAAGAGAGAGAAAGAGCGGAAAGAAATTTTCAAAGATTTGAAGAAAGATCCAGTTAATAAAGATAAAACTAGAAAGGAGTTAAAGAAGGATGCACTAGATATACAGAAGGATAATTACCTAAAAGAAAAAGAGCAGAAGAAGATAGATAAGAGGAATAAGGAGTCCGGTCCGAAAATATCTCTTGACGCTAAAAAGATAGATGCTATACCTACTGAATCTCCTAAAATGGAGTTAAAACGTAGTAATCAAGTAGTTCCGGAATATAAAGAGGATGTTGAAGAAAAGCCGGTCGTTAAAAAACCTGAGGTTGTTAAAAAACCTGAAGTCGTAGAAGAAGAAGATCCAGTTGTAAATAAAGAAGTTGAAGAAAAACCTGGGTATGACTCTTCTAAATATGATGACATGTTTGGAAACCCTTCGGATTACTACGAGAACAATCCAGCAAGAAGATCCACAACTATAGTAGGTAATCCAACAGGTGAGGACTTAGATTGGATTAATCAATCAGGTTTAAATTACAGTAGTAAACAACCATTAAGTTATAAAGGTAATAAACCATTACCATTTCAAGCACGTAAAAACAAAAGAAAATAAATAAGCACTATGCCAAATTTTAAAAAAGAAGGTCGAGGATTTAAAATGAATTTTCCAGGCTTTGGAAAAGGAACAGGTTGGATGGGAGGATCCCCACTGTCTAAAAAAAATGATGAAGTCCGCGAAGCCCGCAAAGCTAAACGTGCAGCACTAGTACCTGAAGATGGTGAGTCAGGTTTACCGTACTCTCCATTAAACAAGTTGACTAAAGAAGAGAGAAAAGAGTCTAGAGCTAAAGTAAAAGAGCTTAGAGGCGAGAAAAGAGCTGCGAGAGTAAGAGGTGATAAAGAAACTGTTAAAGCAAAGAAAGAAGCAATTCAAGCTGAAAGAAAAGCTAGAAGAACTAAAAGAAAAGAAGGTAGGACTAAAGTTGCCCCAACTTCTATAGAAGCTAATTCTGCAGAAGCATATGGAGGAGAAGAGGGAGCAGGAAAAGGTGGACCGCAAACTCAGGTGAATAAAAATAAGAATAAGGACTCTAAGACTACCACGCCTGCTGCTAATGAAACTAAGAAGAATGAGGTAAAAAAGCCTAAAAGAACTTATAGTGAAGCTTATAAAAAGCGTGATAAGAAAATTTATGGTGATTTAACTGAAGCTGAGTATACAGCTGAAGCTAAGAGACAAAAAGCATCATACAAGAAAACTGGTAAATGGGATGCTCCTAAAACAGCTATGAAATCAATGTCGAAAGCCTACGATAGAGCTTACAAAAATGATCCATATTAAAATCAATCAATTATAAACCAAAAATCAAAACAAATGACCTACTATTACTACAAAACCAGTACCCTAAATACTGGAAAACCGAACGTATCGGAAGAGAAAATCGCAGAATGGAAACATTTAGCGGATAAAAAGAACTGGAGAATAACACAATTACCAAATGGTTACTACCAAACAGAAGTCAACAACCCAAATGACGAAGAAAAATGGGTTGACATCACGCGTAGAGAGACTCTCGATGGAGCTGAAGCTGCTATCGATGGCAGTGTCGAACATTTTGGTAAAAAACTGGAGTTCCTTAGTGGACCGAAAGTAGTTAAAACATTTGAATAACAGCAAACAATAAACTATGAAAGGATCATTTAAGCTAAAATCAGGTAACAATCCAGAGAAAAAGGGATTTTTTGGAACACTTGCGGAAAAATTCTTAAGTACTCCTAAAGTTCGTAAGAAATTGGGTTGGACTAAAAAAGATGTAACAGGAAAAGCTAAAAAATCTTAAAACCACAAATTTAATTTAATTTAATTCAATACATTATGGAGTACAATTTACCCAGTGAACTGGTCAAAGATCTAAACTTTGGCGAGGAAGCTGAAAACAGAGTCATAGCTGGCGTTAATAAGCTGGCAAAAGCCGTGAAATCCACATTAGGCGCATCGGGAAAATGTGTTATTTACGAAGATGGACGCGGCAAACCGGTCATAACAAAAGATGGTGTAACCGTTGCGGAAAGCGTAGTCTTATATGATCCGGTAGAAAACATGGGAGCAACCTTAGTGAAGGAAGCTGCCCGAAATACAGTAAAAGAAGCGGGTGATGGGACAACAACTGCTACAGTTTTAGTCGAAGCCCTTATAAATTCTATACGTTTTGCCGTCGCTGCAGGCGTTTCAATCAGAGAAATTAAAGATGGAGTTAATCAGTGCCTTATAGAGGTTATGGAATATTTAGATTCCACCGCTATAGAGGTAGAAGGCGACATGCTTAAAGCTGTGGCTGCTATTTCTTGTAATAATGACGAGGAGTTGGGAGCTATTATTGCTGAAGCTTATGAAGAAGTAGGGAAAAACGGTGTTGTTTTACTAGAAGAAAGTCCAACTGAGGATACTTACGTGGAAGTAGTGAATGGAGCGCAAATAGATTGCGGTTTAACTTCTCCACATTTTATTACTAACACGGAAAAACACATATGCGAGTTAGATAACCCATATGTACTTACAGTTTCCTCTGAAATACCTAACATACGTAAGATACAAGGGATTTTAGAGCATGTTATAAAAGCTAATCGTTCATTACTTATTGTGGCACCAGTAGCTCAGCAAGTTAAATCCGCGTTATTAATGAATAAAGTTAAGGGTAACATTAAGGTAAACATTATTGATACACCTGGTTTTGGCCCTACTCGCATGGACGCTATAGAAGATTTATCTATATTAACTGGTTCCACAGTAATTAACGAAGAGTTGGGTGATGATCTTGACCTTATAACACCTGAGCATTTAGGTGAAGTTGAATTTTCTGTAACAGATGATAAGAATACTACTATTACCCTTGATGGTACTAGTAACTCTGTTCTGGAAAGGATAGTAGAGGTTAAAGGTATGATTGCTGAGGAGAAGAATGGATTTATTAAGAGGAAGCTTGAACAGAGACTAGCTACTCTATCAGGTAGTGTAGGTGTTGTAAAAGTTGGAGCTGACTCTAAGGTAGAGCTTAAAGAGAAGAAAGATAGAGTTGAAGATGCTATCTACGCCACAAAAGCAGCACTTCAAGAAGGTATAGTTCCTGGTGGTGGTGTAGCATTATTGAACGCTTCAGAAAAAATTCTCTCCGGACAAGCCGGAGATGTGTTGCTTGAAGCCATAAGATCTCCATATGAAACGATACTTTCCAACTCAGGTTATACATGTAAAGAGGATTGTGCTGTCGGTGTGGGTGTTGACGCTATAACCGGTGAATGTGTCGATATGGTTGAAAACGGTATTGTAGATCCAGTACTTGTAACTAAGACAGCTTTAAAGAATGCAGTTAGTGTAGCGCTTACGATAATGTCAGCGGATTGTGTAATCTCAAATGTAAGAGTAAATGAAGGCAGTTAATGATTATATAGTTATAGAAAAGATTAAAGAAGAAAAGAAAACCTCTGGAGGTTTACTTTTAACTGATGATACAGATACGGACAATAGATATAAGAAAGCTAAGGTGGTGTCAGTTGGAAACTTAGCGGACATCATAAAAGTTAATACGGTAGTGATGTACGATAAGCACGCCGGTCACGATATAGCCTATGAAGACCTTATGTATAGAGTTATTAGATTAAGAGATGTAGTTCTGGTAGATGAGGATAACAGCTGATGATATAAAGCAGATACAACTATTTAAATACTATAGAATAGTTAGAAAGTGGATATGCAAAGCTAACAATCTAAATGATGCTGATCTAGAGTTGTTAATATATTTAAACTGTTTAAATAGATTTACTAGACACGAATTTATTAACGGTGTTTATTCTTACTCTTGGGATAAACACAGATGGGAAAGGTTGAGAAGAGATGGCTGGATAGACGTTTGGAGGGAGAGAAATCGTACAACTATGAAGTACGCAGTTTACAAAACTTCATTTAAGTGTAATCATATGATAAGTAGGATATATAGAATTCTACTGGGTGAAGAGGATATACCTGTTTCGATAAAAAATCCTTACTATAAGAATACTTCATATACAGATAAGGTTATGAATAAATCTATAGATGATATGATTAAAGACAAAAACAGATAATGTTTACACTTAATAAAGATTTTTCACAAGCTGTTAGAAACGCTGGCATACCACAAGGTAGGAGAACTCCAGAACAAAACGACAACTCTCCTTTACGCTTTGATTGGAGTAAAGGTTTGGACTGGGCTCAGACCGGTTTGACTGCTGCTGGTATGATACCTGGATTAGGTAATATAGCTGACGCTGCTAATGTAGCTATATCAGGTGGTAGAGCTGGTTACGCTAAGCTTACCGGTGATGAAGAAGGTGCTAAAGGATATTTAGCAGATATGGCTATAAATGCTGCGGCTATGGTACCTGGCGCTGGTTTAGCAGTTGGTGGAGCTAAGTTAGCTAGCAAAGCGGCTAAAGCGGGTGGAGTTGTTAAAGGTGCAAAGACCGTAGCTAAAGGTGTCAAGGAAGGAGCTAAAACAGCTGTTAAAACATCTGTGAAAAGTGCGACTGACGTAGCTAAGCAGGGTGTTAAGGAAACCGCTAAAAAAACAGTTAATGAATATGTAGGTAAAGAAGGAGTTAAAAACGTTAGAAAAGTCGCAGCATTAGAGGGTAGTAAATCAATAGTAGGTGACGAAGCTCACAAACAGATAGCTGCTAATGCGGAAAAGAAAAGACAAAAGAATTTAGCACAGAAAAGTGGTTTAAGCGATAGAGAAGATATAGTATAATGGGAAAATTCATACAACCAAACAACCCTTTCATAAGGGGCAATGATTCTAATATACGTAGAACAAACATAGAAGACGGTGCTTTAGCTAAGGCTAACATGGATGGTTCGATAGATATAGATAACTCTGTAGAACCTGACTCTCCTTTAGAGAAGAAAATTATTAGGCATGAGAAACAACACATAAAAGATATAGATTCAGGTAAATTATCTTACACTGATAATTACATTATGTGGAATGGTAAGAAGTATCCTAGAAAAGATGGTATGGTAAAGTATAAAGGTAAGTGGTGTCCAGAAGGAGACGATAAATTACCTTGGGAAAAGAAGGCTAAAAATGCAGAGTAATGGGAATATTACAGAAAGTATTATCATCTGGGGCTGGTGAACTTATTAAGAATGTCGGTGGAGTTTTAGATAATTTAACGACATCTAAAGAAGAGAAGTTAGCAGCTCGACAGAAGATTAAAGAGTTAATATCTAACCACGAGTTAGAATTACAAAAGCAGGTAACCAATAGATGGGAGGCTGATATGAAGTCTGACTCTTGGTTATCTAAAAATGTTAGACCACTAGTTCTCATATTTCTAGTTGTATCGACAGTATTAATGATATTCATTGACGCTGGAGTTATAGCTTTTACTGTAGAACAGAAGTGGACTGATCTGTTACAATTAGTATTAATCACGGTGATAGGAGCCTACTTTGGAGGACGTTCACTAGAAAAAACAAAAAAGTAAATTAAATTTTATTATGGAAGCAACAAAAGAAAAGATGGTGGATTTAGCACCTAAAGCAGAGAAGATTACTGAAGAGCAGTTACAAGTTCTACAGCAGGTGGTAAACGATAATAACGCTATACAGTTTAAAGTTGGAGCATTGGAAGCACAGAAGCATGAGTTGATGCATCAACAAGCTGGTATTCAAACTAAGATTGTTGAATTACAAGACACATTTAGTAAAGAGTACGGTACATTTGATATAAATCTAGCTGACGGTACTATTAATTATCCGGAAGATGGAGAATCACGTGATTAGAAAAATCACTGTAGGCAAAGACTATAAGAACGATGCTATGCACTATTCAGTTGGTCAAGATGTCTACGGTGGTCATACAATATGTGATATACTAGAGGAAGAAGAGAAGTACTCTATATATATTAGGAAGAAAGACATTGTTATCCCTTGGAAGGATTTCAATAAAAATATGGCTATATCGGTTGAATATGATTTGAACTACTAATGAAACCGTTATATGATTATGTAATAAAACCCCTAGGTGATAGGTACAATAATTCTATAGAAGTAGATGGTGGTAAAAGCTTGATATTAAATACTGAAATATTTAATCATGGATATATTAATCGCAAAGCTATTATTATCTCTACTCCTATTGATAATGTATATAACTTACAAGAGGGTCAAGAGATCATAGTCCACCATAATGTATTTAGAAGGTGGAACAATGTTAAGGGTGTAGAAAAAAACAGCAGAGGATTTTTAAACGAAGATGAGTACCTAGTTAGCCCCGATCAAATATATATGTACAAGACATCAGATTGGGAGTGTGTCAATGGCTACACGTTTGTAAAACCATTGAAGAATAAAGATAAATTTTCTGTAGAAGTAGAAAGACCTTTGATTGGTATAGTTAAGTATTCTGACGGCACATTCCTTCCCACACAGTTAGTTGGGTTTAGACCTAGTAGTGAATTTGAGTTTACTATAGACGGGGAGAGGCTATATAGAGTTATGAATAATTTTATTACAATTGAATATGAATACCAAGGAGACGAAGAAGAATATAATCCAAGCTGGGCGGAGAGCAGTAGAAGAGTTAATTAAAGTAGCTAAAGAACCTATTGTAGATTCTGATGATGATATATCTGCAGATAGATTGAAAAATGCTGCAGCTACTAAGAAGTTAGCTATATTTGATGCTTTTGAAATTCTAACTAGGATAGAAGAGGAAGAAAGAGTATTAAACGATTTGGATAAACCTAAAGATAGTAAACCTAAATTTCAAGGGTTTGCAGAGGGAAGGAGTAAGTAATGTACGAACAGTCACTATATAAAGTAATAGAACCTATAAAGCTAACCACTATTAATAGACTTAATAAGGGTAAGAAATGGGAGTATGGTTACGACAAAGATAGCGATGTAGTAGTTATATCTAAATCTGGTCAGATAGGTGAAATACTAGAGATACAGGGTTTAAAAATAGCTCTACCTAAAGTACCTAAAGACGTGTTTAGTTGCTCTAAAAAGAAAGCAGAACAGAAGTGGAGGAAGTTTAAAACTCCCGATGTTTTTAAGAAAATTAAAACTAGATTCGATTGGGTTGATTATCCTGAAGACTTTAAACAAGCTCACTATGGATATATAGATCAAGAGTTTGATAGGAGGGAGAATGGATTTTGGTTCATGAGTAATGGTACTCCAACTTATATACCTGGTAGTTATTATATGTATCTACAATGGAGTAAGATTGATGTTGGTGCTCCAGACTTTAGAGAAGCTAATAGATTATTCTTTATATTTTGGGAAGCGTGTAAAGCTGACAAGAGATGTTATGGAATGTGTTATTTAAAAAATAGACGTTCTGGTTTCTCGTTTATGAGTTCGGCTGAAACCGTTAATTTAGCCACTCTTGCAGGTGATAGTAGATTTGGAGTGTTGTCTAAAAGCGGTGCAGATGCTAAGAAAATGTTTACGGATAAGATAGTACCTATAAGTATTAACTATCCGTTTTTCTTTAAACCTATACAAGACGGTATGGATCGCCCAAAGTCAGAACTAGCTTATCGTGTACCAGCTAAAAAGTTTACCCGTAGAAAAATGGGGGTGCATGAAGAGCAAGATGATATGGAAGGTCTTGATACAACTATTGACTGGAAAAACACTGGTGATAATAGTTATGATGGTGAAAAGCTTTCTTTACTAGTTCATGATGAAAGTGGTAAGTGGGAAAGACCTGATAATATTCTTAACAATTGGCGAGTAACAAAAACTTGTTTAAGGTTAGGTGGTAGAATAGTAGGTAAGTGTATGATGGGATCAACATCTAATGCTTTAGATAAAGGTGGTGATAACTTTAAGAAATTGTTTTATGATTCAGATGTCACGAAAAGAAACAGAAATGGCCAGACAAAATCTGGTTTATATTCTTTGTTTATCCCAATGGAATGGAACTATGAGGGATTTATTGATGAGTTCGGACTTCCAGTATTTGATACACCAAATGAAGATAGAACCGGACCACATGGTGAACTAATAGATATAGGCGTAGTAGATTATTGGGAAAATGAAGTAGATGGTTTAAAAGGAGATCAAGATGCTTTAAATGAATTTTATAGACAATTCCCTAGATCAGAAGAACACGCGTTTAGAGATGAGACGAAAAACTCTTTATTTAATCTCGTTAAGATATACGAGCAAATTGATTATAACGAAGGTAATAGAAATTCCTCAGTGCTAACTACTGGCAACTTCCAGTGGGTTAATGGTGTCAAAGACACTCAAGTAGTTTTTAATCCAGATCCAAACGGTAGATTTAAAGTTAGCTGGGTACCTAACAGGAAATTACAAAACAACGTAATAATAAAGAATGGAATTAAATATCCTGGAAACGAGCACATGGGTGCGTTTGGTTGTGATAGTTATGATATATCTGGGACAGTAGATGGTAAGGGATCTAAAGGGGCGTTACATGGATTGAGTAAATTCAGTATGGAAGATGCTCCGGCTAACACGTTTTTCTTAGAGTATATCGCTAGACCACAGACTGCTGAGATATTTTTTGAAGATGTACTTATGGCGTTGGTGTTTTACGGAATGCCTATACTAGCAGAGAATAATAAACCTCGCTTACTTTACTACTTACGACGTAGAGGTTACAGAGGTTTTAGTATGAACAGGCCTGACAAGGTTTGGAACAAGTTGTCTGTAGCGGAGAGAGAAGTTGGTGGTATACCAAACTCTAGTGAAGATATAAAGCAAGCTCACGCAGCCGCCATAGAGATGTACATTAACGATCACGTTGGGTTACTTGAAGATGGTACTTATGGTACTATGTATTTCAATGATACACTAAACGATTGGAGTAGATTTGATATTACTAAAAGAACAAAGTATGATGCTTCTATTAGTACGGGCTTAGCAATAATGGCGTGCAATAGACATATGTATAGACCAAACCCAGATTACAAGAAAGAACCACTTAACCTCACAATATCCAAATATAAAAATACAGGTTTTAATTCAACAATAATAAAAAACTAAATTATGGCAGAGTCTGCGATAACTAATTTTCCTTCTCAAGCTGTTAGCGACATAGAGAAGATGAGTAAAGAATATGGATTGAAAGTTGGTAGAGCTATTGAACATGAGTGGTTTAGTGGTTCTAATAGTAAATACTTCAACACTAAGAATAACTTTCACAAATTAAGATTATACGCTAGAGGTGAGCAACCTATACAAAAATATAAAAATGAATTATCTATAAACGGTGACTTAAGCTACTTAAATTTAGATTGGAAACCTGTACCGATCGTACCTAAATTTGTAGATATTGTAGTAAACGGAATGGCTCAAAGAGCTTATGAAGTTAAAGCGTTCTCTCAAGATTCTTACGGTGTAAGTAAGAGAACTGAATATATGGAATCCATATTGCGTGACATGAAAACTAAAGCCTTTAATGATAAAGTTCAAGAGAGGTTTAACATGAACATGTATGAGAATGATAAG